GTTTCCCAGTCACGATCAGTGCAGGCTGCACTAATAATTCCAAAGCCTAGTAGTACAAAGTCTTTGCCCTGTTCACTCTCGAAACGGAGCCTCATACTACGGCCATGACCTCTCATTTTAAGTCGTGTGGTTACGACATTTTCAGGATAGTCCCAAGTATTCAAAGCAGACTCATTGACGACTGGCATGTACTTAAGACGATAGGCTTGCTGTGGTGTAGACGAAGTATTGTTACGGAAGTCCCAGTAAGAAGACACCAACAAGGAAGACTCTCTAACTGGATTATAACCTAATTCGTCACTACCTGCAAACCCTGTCTCAGTAGGACGTAGATACACTTGTATATACGGAGCATTCTTCTTGAGTACTAGATCACCAAGGAAGTCATAACCAGCTTCAGCATAGCTGCTGTAGTTAGCATTACCCCAGTCTAGGAACTCAGTACCTTGGAAGAAACCAAAGGTCATCTTGCTAGTGGAAGCATCGAAGATCATCAGGGCTACAGAACTATCAGCTTGGGATAGCTGAGTCAGCTTGTTGATTACTACGTCATCACCACCTGATGTGATTACATCGTCACCGTTAGATGTGAATACATCGAAGTCTACAAAGTTAGAGCCGAAGCCCTGTATATACTCAGAGCCAATGATGTAGTCTGTGTTAGAGGTGCTGTCAGATACTTCCCAAGGGTAGAATGCCTGGATAGATATGTCTAATGTAAGGACACGGTTCTTCTTGTTGAAGACACCCTCACCATTGTTAGGATAGAACCAGTGTACTCGTTTGTTTGTAGCATCATACGAAGCAATGCAACGATCCTTAGCATTACCATCAATCTTATCAAAGAACTTCTGGATGGTAGGGATAGTCAGGTTCTGTTCTTGACCTTTACCTGTAACTTGTTCAAATGATATTGTGTGGATACCATGCTTGGACCACCACATTGGTACACCTTCTACAGATACAAAGGTAGAAGCATTGTTTAGACCGATCTGAGTGATACGAGAGATAGAGTACTCAGTAGCACGGAAGACGTTATCAACACCACTGATCTGCCACACACCATTCTCAGCAAACACAAACAAGGTAGAGCCAAAGACGTGTAGCTTCTGGATGTTGTAGGCATCAGGGATTACAATGACACCACCATCTGTATCAAGCAGATCACTGATCTCTTCAGATGTAGGGTCATTCTGTTGGTAGCAACGACCAGCTTCAGTGATGTTATCTAGCTGTTTACTGAATAGTATTCTACCACCATTCTTGGCTGAAGTCAATCCAGCATAGAATACACGACCAGAGAATGCAGCTACAGTCTTGAACCGTGTAGTCTCAGTCTCAGTTGTCAGGCCACTACGAACCTTGTTAAAGAAGTCTAGGATGAAGTGGCCGTTACCTGTAAGGGATGTACCACTAAATACCTTCTGCCACTCAGCCTCACTGAAGTTACCGTCAGCATCCTTACCTGAGTACCAAGGGTGTGTCAGGGCAGGGTATGCTGTGTTGGCTGTCTCGTATGCTGTCAGGGCAGCTGCACCATTAGTGCCTACCCAGCCTGCATTCTGTGTGTCATAGGTACGACCAGCTGAAGGAGAGGCAACCTCCTCAGAGTAAGTAGTTGTATCCCCTTGCCACTCAAAGTCACGTACACGAGGGTTGATCTGTGCTGTAGCTATGGTATCAGCTTGTGGATCGTAGGTGATGTAGAAAGGATTGATAGCCTCAGAGACTACAACAAGATCACCATTGATAGCAGCCAGTTGAACCTTAGCTGTACCTGCACCTGGGCTACCAACCTGTTCAAAGGTTGACATGCCTACATAGAAAGACTTCTGATTAGCTGAGTAAGGCTCGGAGGCAATGTTGTAGAAGTAAAGTGTAGCACCATTCTGGACTACAATAAACTCAAGACCTGCCTGACCAGCTACGTTCTGCCAGATACCTGTAGTAAATTCAAAGGCATTATTAACAGTAAAGGTGGACAAAACATTACTATCCTCCACCTCTACAGCTAGTCTACGGCGACGAGAACCATCTCTCTCAAGGAGACAATTCAGTTCGTCAATGGAAGCATCCTCAGGAAAGGTGAGTTCACCTGCCTCAGTTATCAAGCCCTTGATGAACGTGTTTACTACCTTTTGGCTTAGTCTTTGCGGCATCTTGTTTCTTCCGTTCTTCTCTGGCTTGGTGGAAAGACTCTCGACGGGCAGCTTTAGTTTCTTTCTTGTTACGTACATAAGTCTCGACAGCAATTTTAGCCATCTTCATGCTGGAGTACTTACCACTAAGTTCACTTGGCATTACACCCTTAGTGAACTTGATCTCAAAGAACCTGTAACCGCCGATAGATTTCTCAATAATAATATCTGATACAAACTTATCAGACTTACAAACACACCTTTGGTTAGCTGTGTCTTCCTCAAAATGAACCATTAGGTTCTCCCGTAATGTGGTCTCTTGTTTGCTTGCTTAGTTTTATACATGTCATTCTGTACGAAGGACTTAAGACGACGAGCAGACTGTTCAACTTTAGGGTCACTACCTGACTTAAACAGAGAGAAACAAACTGACTTAGCTTCAGCTAGAAGATAAGGCAACATGCTGTCATCAATATCAGGGGTGAAGTCATCAGTCTGACTGAAGGTTGGGTAGACATAACCGTAGGCCCGTGTCTTACTGTTCTGTAGGATAACCTCTACTGAAGCATCGTAGCTATTCATGACAATGTTCTCATCATCAAAGCTAGTGTAGTAAGTAGGCATACGATCATTACGGATGTATAGGGGTGTACCACCTTTAACGTCAGTGACTACAATACCTACATCAGGTGTCATACGGTCTAGGAAGACCATAGGTTCCACGTAGCTTACATCGGCATAGTTAGTACCAATGTTGTACTGGATCACTTCTAAGACACGAGTATTAGCTGGGTAGGTAAAGTGTGTAGGCTTAGTGCTATCAGACAAGGATGTCAGCTTAATAAGTTGACGGTGCTCAGGGATGTCCCGTGCAGAGACAATGTTAAAGAATGTATCCTCAATGACAGAAGCAATCTGTTGTGCTTCTACAGTATCTGAAATAGAGTTTACAGATTCTGAGTCCATGTCACTCAGGATAGATTGAGTCATCTCTAGGAGGGTACGTTTCATTATGAAGATGCTCCGTTAACTATCAAGGATGCTGATGCTACATCAAGAGTAAAGCCAGAACCAGCCTTGACGAAAATCTCAATGTAATCGTTTGTAGACAGAGACGTCATATCTGAAAGAGTAGCAGACTTCCACTCACCAGAAGAGGCTGTTACAACAATATGTCCACCATTCATTAAGGAGCCATTCTTGTAAAAGACTACTTGAAGGTTCTTGTCAGTGCCTGACGCCTGCTTAAAGTTAAAGGTAAAGTTACACAAAGCAACAATGTCTTCTGTGCCTGTGTAAACCAATCTAGCATTAGGGGAGGCAGCACCAGTGAAACCATCTGCAAGAGCAATACTGAAGGTAGGGTTAAGAGGTGTAAAGCTAGTTGTTACAGAGTGTTGGTAAGCAGGGGTTACATCATCAAAAGAAACATAACCATTGATATGTCTGTTTAAGCTAGTCCATGAACCAGAGCCAGAACCATTAGATACGTATACGTTACCACTAGACGCAGAGGCTACACCCTTAGGCTCATGGAGATATGGATCAGTGAGTGTTGAGTGGTTTACATTAGCCATCAGGAGTGTCCTTAGAGTTGGTTGAGAGTATACCTTATAGGTTATACCGTCTGGGAGACAAAGAGATTATACAAGCATTCTCAAATCTGTCAACTACAAAATAATAAATAAAAGTAGGAAGGGGGCCGTAGCCCCCAACCTTTAAGTTTTATACAGCAGGGTTTGTTACAACAGTAACGATACCTTCTGGACGGTACTTCTTAACACCGTAACGAGCAGTAGTTACATACTCGTGGCGTTGGAAGTCTTTGTTGTACTCATAATCAACCTCAGGCATTTGACGCCATGCACCCACGAATGGGTTAGCAGTCGCATCAGCTGAGAAGAACAAGTTAGCAACACCGTTGTTTGTTGAGAAGTCGTTGGCTGTTGTGCCATCTTTCTCAAGCAGAGCTGTGTCAGCTACTGTACCTTTGAGGTAGTTAGATGTGTACACGTCAAAGCCGTACACGTTAGCAACGAAACGCATACCAGTTGCGATACCGTCACGAACGATGCCTTCCCACATTGGGTTGTTGGACACGTTGACAAGGTTTGTTAGTGTGTTGAGTTGGTACTCAACTGACGGGTCAACAACAGCAACCAAACCACGATCTGGTACGTTAGCTTTTTTCAAAGCAAAACGAGCAAATGCGAAGTCTTCCAGTTCGAGACGACCTGCGTTGCCACCAGAGATACGGTGTGCAATGCTGTTGATAGCTTCAGCAGAGTTACCTGCAACACCAACTTCAGGTGAAGCAAAGGTTGTGGACTCGAAGTGTTCCATGATTGCACGTTCCTGCTCAGGAACAAAACGTGCTTCCAGCTGCGCACTGTAGAACGAGTCTTGTGCAGCTTTCTTGGTGATGTAAGTACCTGACTGGAGGTACTGGTCAACAGTGAATTGGAACTCAGCTGTGTCCATCGGTGTGTAAGCAACTTGCGTATCTTCTGTGTAGCTTGCAGTTACAGTTTCACCGATTGTTGGGATAGTGAATGTATCACCGTCTGGGAAGCCATCCAGCATACGGACGTACCGTTGTGCTTGCATCTCATCACGGAGAATGTCTTTGAGTTCTGAGGAGTAAACCTCTGAACGAATCAGACGTTGCATGTCTGCATTTGAGGAAATCATACCAGCCATTGTGCTAGTCCTTTCTTAGAGTTTAATTGCCGAAACTGTCACCCAGTCGCATCTTATCTTCCATAAGTTGTTGCTGGACTTTAGGGGTGTAGTATTCGTTACGATTTGTCCGACGAAGGTTCTGGTAGTAAGACCAATTACGTTCCGTCGAAGGTTGCATATTGACACCTTCTGTTCGAACCGAACCTTGAACCATTGGGTTGAAGGTCTTCTTCGGCTCACCAATCAGGTTAAAGAATGCGTTAGGACTTTCAGCTGCAATCTCTTGCATACGTTCAAGGCTAATCCCCAACTCATCTGCTTTCTTCTGGACCGTTGCTTTAGCATTTGTGCCGTAGCTCTTTTCCAGTTCCTGATCTACGATAGATAGATTCTGCTTTACCAGGCCATCTTTCTCTCGTGCAGATAGTGTCTTTTCGACAAGGCTCTTCAGGTCATCCTCACTCAGGCTAGGGTTGGTGTTCCCTTCTGATGTGCCACCAGTATTATTATTATTGGGCATTGCAGCATTCGCAGTGGTGGGGTCTGCGGCCTTATTCTGCAACTGGTCGAGAAGTTTCTGGGCATAGTCCTGTTTACCTAAGTCTTCACGCATCTGTGTGAGTTGTGACTCAAGCTGTTGGATGTAGCTATCAGCTTCTAACTTGCCTTTAGCTAGTACCTCAGGATTGTTCCAGTTCTCTCCCTTAGCCTCTACGAGCTTTGCTACAAAAGATTCCTGTGGTGGGGAGGTCTCTGTAGTTACTTGCTCTGTCTGAGTTGTCTGTGTGGTTTCAGCACCCTCAGTAAATACACTCATAATTATTCCTTATCCAGTGTGATTAATTTTAGCAGATCGTCCAGAGCCTGGTTATACTCATTGGCTGCGATCTGTCGAAGCTCCCAGTTTGGGGCTTCATAATCACGAACGGATTGTTTCTTCTTGTAATCACGTTCGAGAATTTCTTTTAGAGCTTCGAAGGCATTGCGGTAGTTCATTACCTCTGCCTTACGTTTCTCTTTGTCTTGTCCTTTAAGACCTTTAAGCCATGCTGTTTGCATTACTTTTTCTTTGACTTAGTTTGCATACGCATCAAGGTTGCATCACCCTTCTCAGCTCGTGGTGTCACATCCTTGTACGGACGAGCCTTAGGGCGAAGGGAAGTCTTAGGGGCTGTAGGGCGAGCCTTAGGGCGGACAGGTTTCTTCATAATTAAATTCCCATAGATTGTGCAGCCATAAGCTGCTCTTGGTTAATAGCTTCAGCTTCTTGCATCTGCTGTTGTGTTTCGAGTTGTTCAGTGACTTGGATGTTCTCACTGAATAGGGTTGGCTCACCTAGCTCATCAGCTAGGATACGAGCAAACTCTTTACCTGACATGTGTGCTGCTACAGAAGGATCAGATAGTTTGATCTGGTAAAGCTGTGTAAGGTTCTGTACTCGACGAGCACGTTCAGCAAAGTGACGAGCACCTACAGGAACAATCTTACCTGTGGCTGTGATGTCATCCTTGGTGATTGTCTGGAAGAGAATAGCACCTGTAGCATCATCCATAACTCGGATAGTGTCAGACATGTTCATGTAACGACGAGCAGTCTCAAGCATTGCATTCAAGATTGGCTCAAGGAACACACGTTCAAAGTGGGCAGTCTTGTGTTCGAAGATACGTGAGGCTGCATTCTGAAGGGACTGTACCTCAAAGGCTGTCTTCTCGCCTGCTGTGCGGATACCCATAGCTTGCTTAGGTGCACCAGCCATCTCTTCCATCTTGTCCTCTAGCAGCCTAATTTGCAGGTCTGCTTGCAATGCTGTAGCATCTGGAGCCATGTAGCCTACGTCACCCTCTTCCCCTAGATAGATACGAGCACCAGGTTCAAAGTCAAAGTCTTCTACGTCACCACGAATCTTCATGATTGGGTATGCAATCTGGTCGAAGACATCAGCCTTAAGGTTCTCCAAGTGGTCGATACGGTACTGCATACCTACGAGGTTATCCAGTGGACCCATCGCATAGAGGTTGTCAGGACGTGGACGCCACCCTGCGTGGAAGATAGGAGCACTACCCAACCAGCTAGGGTTTTCTTCGTTAGCCAATACGTAGGCTCGGTCTACAACAGTAATTACACGATCACTGTGGAGCTTGCCCTCAGCTGTGTCGTAGAAGTCACCGTAGAAGGTGAGGATTTCTACGTAGTCTGACTCGTAGTATTCTTGAATAGATGAGAAGCCATCAGCAATAAAGCCATCTGCCTTGTACTCACTATCTGATGTACGGATAGATGCACGAGCACCCATCATCTTAGTGAACACACCCTCTAGATGTTTGTTTGAAGGATCGTTGTCAATCATTGCCCGTATCTCACCAAGGGTCTTGATGGAACGAATGATCTTAGGGGCCTTCTCAAAGCTAGAAGCTGTAGGGTTGAAGCACAGATCGTAAGGAGATACTCGTACCAGCTTAGGGCCTACGTAGTTGACTACAAGATCACCAGCTTCTTTAACTTGGTAGTTATCTTCCCATGTGACGGTAGCAAAGCAGTTACCGTACTGGATGTAATCATACAACAAGTCAGAGGCAATGTTAACGAAGTCACTCTGACGTACCTTGTTATCCATGTAGGCTTGGATTACATCACGTTTAGCTTTGACGTTACTGTCTCGTGAAGCCGCCTCAAACCGCATCCACTTCTGCTGTGGGAACAATGTGGCGAAGTAGTTAGCATGGAGGTTATCCATGATCTGCGTCAGCTTAGGTGTAGTGGTGCTGTTAGACCAAGGCAACATAGCATTCTTGGTTGTACGGGTGTCCGTAGCATACAAGTAGTTACGTAGTTCTTTCCACTCTTCCAACTTCTTCTGACGAAGGTTAGACCAAGTTTGCCAACGAGTAGCAATCTCAACAGCCATGTGGTCAGGCCCAAGCATGTGTTGTAGTTCGATAGTCGTGCCAGCCATTTAGCCTGCTCCTCGGAATTTGTTATTAGCCCAAACGATGTTGTTGCTACGTGATCTTCGGACTTGCTGAGAGGGTTTAACTGCAATGTCGATAGCCGAAGCAAGGGCATCTTTAATATCGTCGTGAGGTGGATGTCTCATTGACAACTCTTCTTCGAGTGTCTGGATGTTACCACCTCGGTAGTGCCAAATCTGAAGGTTGTCATAACGTGGCTCAAGGGTAGCTGCGATACGTTCTTCTTTGTTACCTTGATGTTTGTTAGGACGATACTCATCAATACTGATTGATAGACCGTTCTGCTTAATGAGTTCTTTTAGTTGCTTAACGATAGCCTGTTGAGCTACTGTAACCTCTGCCCTCATTTTGCGGAATGACCACTTAGCTGACAGCTGGAAGATATGTTCAAAGTACTCAGAGATACGGTCAGTACGGAAACGATCAATGTCTAGGACGTAGATGTTATTCTGGTGGTCTACACCAACTACAACGATAGCTGTGTAGTCGGCCTTCTTAGATAGACTAAAAGCAAAGTCGATAGAGGCTACGATGTTTAGCTTACGATCTTTGTAGAACCAGAAACCATTGTCTTGTGTGAGATGTTTACGTTCGTAGTACTGGAACTTAGTACGGTCAACAGGTACGTTGTCTGGGTCACTAGGGTCGTTGTAGTACTGTGCTCGGAACTGAGACTTATCTAGGTACTGACCACGTTTCTTAGCTAGGATTTGCATGGTAAAGCCGAAGTACTTACCGTCCTTACGTTGCTGCTGAGGCCACAAGAACTCTCCAGTTCCGTCCCCCCGATCCTCTACTGCTCTCTCAAGAACCTCGTAGATTTGTTCCTCTGATACCTTATTACCGTCTACATCATACTGATCCTCAGTCATCTGCATCAGATCATTGTAGAGGTCAGCAGGGTGGTAACGAGTACCTACGATCCACTCTTTAGCATTAGCACCTTCGATAGAGGAGAGAAGAGAGTACTGGCTCTTAACTTTCTCACGACCCTCGTTAGTGTAAGCATTCTCATATACCACCACATCGTCAAGAACTGCGATGTCACAGTGCATACCTGTAAGGGATGTAGTAAGGCCACCAGTGAAAACAGAGGGGTCACGTACATTCTCTTTCTTACGAGCAGGGTGGTCCAACATAATCTCGGAGTTAGTCCACTTAGTACGTTTACCTTCTTCTTTGTTGACATGCTCAGGCCAGTAACGGCGATACGTCTCAGAAGTAAGGATAGACTTAATGAAGCCTAGTTGTTTCTCTGCTAGGTTAGCTGTAGCTGAGATGTAAAGGATACGTAGGGTAGGGTCTTTGGTTAGTTCCCATGCTACACGATAAGCTACAAGACGAGACTTACCGTGGTCACGGGGAAACAACAGAAGCTGGTGGGTCTTATGGTCAGGCCGTGTCCACCAAGAACATACATCTTCGTGGCACTGTCCTAGTATTTGCTCAGGAGCTACTAGCTTAATGAATGTAGCCAGATCGTTCTCAGCAGCTTGCCTAATTTGATCTAGTGTTACATTACTCATTTATTACTAATATTCCATTGTTTGACTACTGAGTCTAAGCCAAAGGCTGCACCAGCAAATGTAAGTATAGGTAGGTTAAGAACCTTTACAGCTTCACCCGCCAGTAAGTTTTCGAAGAAGACCCATAAGAAGATCAACAAGAGTAGGACCGCCAACAGTAGGGCTGCTACTTCCCTCTTCAGTGTCTTCTTTAGTTTCGGATTGTCCATCAAGGTATTCCTTTACTTGAAAACCTGGACATGCTTTAGAAGCTACTTCGTTGTGTCCACGTATTTTAGCATTGCTGTGTGTGTCTGTCAAGTCCTTGATAAGGTTATCCAGAGCTTTACGTTGAAGGTCTGTGAAATGATCCTCAAATTTATCATTGGCATCCGAACCAAAACCACCGATGAGACAGATACCGATAGAGTTCTTGTTGTGGCCCTTAGCATGAGCACCAACACGTTCTACTGGACGACCTACACACACGTCACCCTGACGATCTACAACAAAGTGGTATCCAATATTTGACCACCCCTTGTCTGTGTGCCACCGACGAATCTCCTCCACCTTCTGTTGACAGCTATTAGCTGCCATCCACTTAGGTTGTGTAGCAGAGCAATGGATAAAGATTTCGTTAATCTGTCTCATTGGTTATTGCCTTACTGTACGAATACGTCTTTAGCACCGAAGTTACGTTTGTCTGAGATACGAATGACAACTGTACCTGAAGAATAGCCTGACACAGTTGCACGGTAGAAGACTTCCTCAGCATCAAAGCCTACGCCTTCGTAGTTGCCTGTGAATGTGTCTACAGCAAACCAATCGGTCTGGTTCCAGCTACGTTCGATTGTAACTGTAGCAGCCCATGTACCTGACAAGGAGAGGTTGAAGTGACCAATGATCTGGAGGGGACTTGTGCTACCGTCTGCCGTTAGGGAAGCTGTTACGTTAGCCATGATTACTCTCCCTCAGTCTGTGCTGCGGCGTATGCTGCCTTGGCTGCGTCAGTGAAGACAGAACCAGCAATAGCCACTACGTCTGCATCTTCAGCTGTCAGTTCTGCGTCAGGCGTCAGCACATGGCGATGGAAGGTGCGGCTGATCTCTGCACCATCCTCTGCGATGATAGTTGCTGTGCGAACCTGCACCACTGGATAACCAGCAGCTAGTTGCAAGACCTCGATCTTGTCGTTTGTTGTTGTTTTAGTAAGAGCCATTTTTATCTCCTTGGCTTATGGGACTGTCCACGGGCGAACCGCATTAAATATCTACTGCACCATCGAACTGATCTATTGTTTTCAAATGATCGTATGCTTGTTTAATTGGATTTTCACCAGCGATGTCATAGTCACAAGCAAACACTTCAGTCTTAATCGGCTCAGAAACATCTGAAGAAACATAAGACTTCAAAGAAAATCGAATAATGTTTTTGGACATTAACGTCAGATTTTCTACACGAAGATATGCGTTAGAAGCCGTAAGGCCGTTTGAAGTAGTGATGTCTTTTTGCAGTGCCATTACAGCCTCCTATGCGTAAGATTTTGTTCCAGAGAACGACATTGTTGCCCACACAGCAGAGCCAGTTCCTGCTGTATCAGTAAATCGAATTACACCGTCACTTGCCATTGTCACAGTAAATGCTGAACCACCGCCAGAACCGTCTTGAGATGCTAGACTGGTAAATGTAGCCGTGCTACCACGGCCTACAGCAGCATAAACTGTTCTGCGTGACTGTGTAGGCGCATCAGATCGAGTTGAAGAAACACTCAGTATTCCAGAAAAACCACCAGCATTGCTAAGATATGTGTCTGTGTTGACCGTCATATCCAATGTGCCGCCAGAAGAAACCAATGCAGTTTCAGTGAACAAAACTCCATCAGTTCCAACTTCATTTCT